TGCAGCTTCAAAAGATTCTCTGATTTCTTTTAGCTTCGCAATTCTGTTCGCTTCTTTTTGAAGACCAGCGTTGTACTTAGAAGAACATGGGTCAAACACTTCATCGCCTGAGCTTCCTGTACCAACGAGAGACGCAATTTGCGTAGCTAAGCCTAAACTAACGCCCAGACGATCTGCTAACGCTGACGCGCCATTGATCGCTTGCTCGAAATTGATGCCACCAGCAAGTCTTGCAAGTGAACTTGTCGTGTCAGCTGCTTCGGTTGTGACAGCTCCAAGCGTGACCACACCTCCCCGCGCAATTCGAATTGCTTCTTCGTACAGAGCGATCTGCTCAGTCGCGGCTCGATGTGCTTCAGTTGAACCGTCAACAGTACCTAAGAGCAACTCCTGTTCCCTTACTATGCTTTTAGTCTTGTCAATCGCGCGCTCAAGTTGCTCGACGAAACCCTCAACACTGTCAGGATTTGTGGGATCAGTGAGAAACTCCATGAGCTTCCGCGCTTCTTCTGATGGACTATCTGACAAAATGTCTGACAGCATTCGGACGTCAGCGTTCAGTTCCCGCTGCCGCTCGATGAGTTCTTGGTACGCAGGTTCAGACTTGATTGTCTCAATCCGCGCTTGTTTAATCGCCTCAGCTGCTGCTAAAGAAGCTTTCGCATTTTCTAATTGCGCGGTCGCGTAGTCCAGCGTGACAACCCGTCCACCTTGCGTAGCAACGTCGAGTGCCGTGACCTGTGCAAGTTGGTCAGCAATTGCCAGATTAGCAACGTCTGACGCGATTTGTACTTGCTCGAGGGACGCTGCAAATGAACCAAAAGACAGAACCCAGGCACCTGCGTCGCCTACCGCCTCTGTAATACTTGTTACTGCGCGGACGAAGCTCGTCGCAGCCTGTACTGCTGCCCTTAGCGCTGCTGTGATACCTAGATCACCCAGTGCAATAGCGAGTCCTTGCAGAGCTGATGAAAGGCTAGTGACGTCACCTTGTAAGTTGTCGCGCATCACGGAGGCCATTTCTTCGGCCGCGCCTTTTACGTTGCGCAGTTCCTTACCAAATTGCCCTACTCTCTCACTCGCTTCAACTAAGACAAGTGCGCCTGATGCTGCTTCTCTGCCAAAGATCGTCATTGCGTCGGCAGTAGATAACCCGCGTTCCTTAAGGCGACCAAAGATCTCTGAAAGACTTTGGGTTTCAGGATTAACCTGAGCAGCCGTTAAGCCATACTTTGCTAGCGCAGCTTGAGCTTGCGCCGTTGGGCCCGCAAGTGACGCGAGTACGCCACGAAGCGCTGTGCCTGCGCGAGCACCTTGAATACCCGCATCTGAGAGTGTGCCGATTGTTGCTGCTGTTTGTTCGATAGTTATACTGAGTGACCGCGCGATTGGAGCTGAAACTGACAGCGCGTCAGTTAGCTGCATAACAGAGGTATTCGACCGCGAAGACGTCGCAGCGAGGACATCTACTACTCGCGTTGTCTCGTTCGCTTTTATCCCAAAGCCTGAGAGGACATTCGACGCAACGTCAGCAGCCGAGGCAAGGTCGAGTGCCGCAGCCGCAGCAAGATTTAGAACACCAGGCAGAGCGAGCAAACTTTCTTTTGCACTGAAGCCGGCTTGCCCAAGAAATTTAAAACCACTCGCAGCTTGCGCTGCCGTGAAAGCAGTTGTCGCGCCAAGTTCCTTTGCCGCGTCTCGCATAGCTTTGAGGTCTGACACTGTTGCACGCGTGATAGCAGCAACTTTTGACATTGCCGCTTCAAACTGCTTCGACACACTGATCACTGCTGAGAGACCGCGAGTCAGCGCGCCTAGAACGGCTGCACTAGCGAGCACAACGAAGACTTTGCTTAGCAAGCCGACCTTTTTCGTCAGCCCTGCGTAAGCTGCACCGACCGAATTAGCTTTCGTTGAAAGTTTATCAAATACATTAGAAACACGCTCTCCGCCTTTTTCAGCAGGGCGCGAGTCAACGCCTACGCGGAGGATGCTTTCTTGCGGTGACATTAGTCGCTTGAGTCCTAACTTTATTCAACCAAACAGAATCGCACACGCTAACGAAAAATTCAAGATCTTTCAGTTCGGCTCTTGTGCGAAAGCCTCGAAGTTGCGCACAAGCGAGTATCTCTGATTCTTGTATTGGTTGAGGGGCGTTTTCTTGACCCATCATACGACAAGAAGACAACCTTTTAAAAGCGGCATAATAAGGTTCTAAGTGAATGGGTAGACGTGGCCTACTTGCCAAGGCTGAAGGGTTCTTACCTTTGTCAGCCATCTTGTTCAAGAGATGGACTCTGCTACCAAAGTCCATCTCCCACTGCAAGTAGGCAGTTACTTTTCCACGTCGTCTTCCCGCACTTTGAGCTTGTAGTTATCAAGCTTTTGTGCCTCTGAGATAATCTTTGAGCGCACGCGTGGGACGGTGGTCAGAAGCTCAAAAGCTGCATCAATCGAAAAGACCACGGGTTCATCACCACGGTAAACATTCTTCCAACCACGGACGATGTGCATCGCCATCGCACGGCAAAGAATTTCTTCCTGCTCGTCCTCGTCTGCTTTTTTCCCGAGGTCAACGTAGGGTTTGTTCAGCTGTCGAAACATCTCCTCAAAACCCTGATTGTCAAATGGCGCGATGCAGAACGAAGCTCCGCCGCCAAAGTCAATCCAGACACCGTCCCTTACTGCTTCGGGGTCGAGTGAAAAGTCGTTCAAGTCAAATTTAAGGTCGGCCATCGTAATCTCCTGTAATTGCCTCACACAATTACAGGAGATCAGCTAGTCACGCAATTGCGCTATCAGGTTCTACTTACTTGATACTGGTGAGTACCTGAAGAATTAGCGATTGCTTCGAATTGTGCAGATGCGAAGATGTCTTGATCGAGGCCACCTGCAACGATCTCCATCGACGTGTACTTTGCACGCGGGATCGTCACCACGTAAGCGTTGCCCGACGCATCCTGCGCGAGGAAAGACAAGCCAAAGGCTGTGGTGGCACGGAACTTGTCAAACAGTGAACTATTCTCGAAGTAAAGTTCAATCGAACCTGTGAGCGACAGACGGCCCGCCTCAACGCCAATCAGACCCAATGTGCCGACTGCTTCCTGACCACGCAGTTGGTTGTCGAGTGCAATTGACAGTGAGTTGAAGTAGAAAGTTGAGCCACCCGGGTCACCGTCGAAGACAATTGCCGCAACATTGTCTACAGCGTTGAGCACCGAGTTGGCGTTTGCTGCGTTGACAGTCGCCCCTGAAAACTGAGTCTCAGTCATCTGGCCATCTTTCGCCATAACACCAAAGGTCGTCGTCAGGATCGAACCCGTTGCGAGTTCGAGCGACCAAGTCGAGATGCGCGAACCAGTGAAGTTCCACAGCTCGGGAGTCGCGAGGTCAGTGAACGCCTTCTGGATCGTGTAGGAGTTCTTGGTCGTTCCGTTGCGGATGTAGTCAAGTGGCGTGATCGTCACTGCGTCACCCGCGACTTCCGACGCAATGTCGGTGAGCGGCTGGATGCCCAGCGTTCCCGCAGCAATCGACGTGATCTCAGCAAAGAACGCACCCGCAGTTGCGAAGCCGGTCACTTTGACAAACTGACCAACGACCCAGGAGTTCGACGCGAGGCCGTTACCAGAATCAGTCAGCGTCCAAGTGTTGGGCGAGCCGCCCGACTTGACGATTGCGACAGTGGTGTCTGGGCCTTGCACAGAGCCTGTCTCTGCCCACGTCGAGAACATTGCGCCCTCAATGAAGGAGTCATAGGTGCCGTAGGACCACTCACCATTGATGTCACCAGCGCCTTGGCTGGACACTTGGATCGTGTCGGGCGTCATTCGATCAGCGCGGATTTCTTCCGAGGTGATGAAGTCAGCGTTGTAGTTGAGCGACTCCGACGTGAAGCGAACGGCTTCAAGCGTTGGCGTTGCTGGGGTCTCACCCCAAGTCGACTCTGCGACCTGACGGAGTGCTACCCGGTTAGAGGTACCAAAATCTGGCATTGGGATTCTCCTTTCCCGTTAGGTGAAGTCGTCGAACTGGAATGGCGCGACAACATTGATCTGGTACCATTTCTTATCGACACCGATCACTCGTGCATACGGCGGTACCCGAAACCGCACGCCCGAGGAAGCATCCCGCCATGAGCGAAAAACACTTCGTGCTTGATCAGCAAGCTCTAAGGCCTCGCCTTCACCTTCACCTGAGGCGACGAAGATTTGGACGGTGACCTGACCGAGGTTTCGCTCGGTGTTGTTGTCAGGATCGCCAAACGACGCCCATCGGGCAGTCGCCTCTGCGATATTTAAACGTACCCACGACGCGTCGTCGGGCGCTTCGAATTTCTTGTTTGGATACTGGACGCTTGTCGTCGAGCCCCATTCAGTTTCAAACCGCTGCCTGATTGCTGCGTGTGCTGCGGCGTAACTCATCTCGTGATGCTCCCACCGTACTGCTCAGCCACAGCCGTGAGATTTATGTCTACCATGCCAGCAGGCGCTTGACCTGAATGCCCATTCTCAAGCGGTAGGATATAAGGAAGGTTATTCGCGAACCACGCGATGTCTCCTAGATCCAAGGCTGCCGCG